GGTGTTCATAATGAATTTTAAAGGCAAAAAAGAAGTAGTAAAGGCGGTGCAGAAGCTTCTCGGGGTTTCTGCTGATGGTGCTGATGGTCCTGTTACTTGGAATGCTATTTTAGCAAAAATGTCCACAAAAAGCCCTATTGCCTCTGGTGGTAGCGTAGCAGAAAAAATGGTTTCTTTAGCTAGGGAAGAAATAGGAGTATCCGAAGTTGACGGTAGTAATTGTGGGCCAAGAGTAGATGAATACAAAGCTGCCACATGGTTAGACGCTGATAAAGGTTGGCCTTGGTGCGCTGCTTTTATTTGCTGGCTAGTAAGAGAGGCTATTGAGGGGGAGGACGTTAAATTCAAAAGACCTAGAACTGCTGGGGCTTGGGATTTTGAAAATTGGGCTAAACAACAAAGCACAAATGGAGTTGAGCTTCGCAAGCCTACAAACGAAGATATTAAAGCAGGTGATATTGTCGTATTTACTTTCTCTCACATTGGATTAGCTGTAAAAGACGCAGACTCAAGTGGTTATGTAGTTACGATTGAGGGCAATACGAACGGGGCAGGGAGCAGAGAAGGGGGTTCTGTTTTAGAGAAAAAGAGACACGTTTCTAAGATCAGAAGCAGGATAAGAATTCTTTAGATTTTTAGTATAGTCTAATATATAATCTGGTATATTAGACTCTAATGCAAAAAGTCAAAATTAAAGTAAGCAGGTATGACATCTTTGATTATGTCACTAAGCGTTCTACATTTGATCCTATCGAAAAATGCATCGACCCTTTAAGATACGAGGTTTTTGATACATTTATTTATGATAGCAAAGAAAAGAAAAATATAACTCAGGATGATAAATTCTGCAAGTTTGAGTGGGAAGTAACAAAACTTAGAAACAACGCTAGGCACATGATGCCTGATGAGATAGATAGGTTATGTGAAGAGCTAGAGGAAATCGCTCCCGATTCTTTAGACCTGTCTTAATGAAAAACATAGGTATAGATTTAAGAGGAGCAGTAGGAATTG